GCTCTTCGCCCCTAATTCCTAATAAATCTAATCCTTTACTAAAAGTTGTGTACCAATCGTCTCTTGAATTTAAATCTTCTTCGTAATATTCAATTAATTCACTTGCGATTTCTTGTAGTTGACGTTCGTCTAGTGCTTCGGCGATATTTTCACCAAATTTAACGTCTTGCATTTGGTCGGGGTCAAACCCTATCGTAGCTGATCCGTCCTCCGCTAAAAATACTTGCGTATTTTCTGGATCAAACATATCAGGCTGTTCGATTTCGATATCTAGTTCTTCCTCAGCTCCTGGAATTACGGAAAATGGTGATCTTTCTATAGCCATATATGCAAACTCTACTACTTATTTCACTAATAATAAACCCTTTGCGTTCTAGGGTAATCATACTCGTCTTCATAATCGGTGGTTAAACTTAAAAATCCACCTTCTCTAAACCTTGCTAACGCTAAAGTTGTGGCGTCAACTAAGTCATCGTTTTCACCACCAGGAAAATCAGAAACTTCTTCCATAAGTTCCTCACCCCACCTAGTTTCGGGCACCCAAATTCTACCGTCTTGGAAAATTGGACTAACCGCATTAAGTCTTGCAATCTTATCTTGCCCTTTTCCTGGAGAAAATGTATTTACAGGTATGCCTACTCTGCGTAATTCTTGTACTAACGGAATCCCTGACGCTTTTGATTCAATAATTACCGTATCGGGTTCCCAATAATCATATAAACGTAACGCTTCGTTTTTTAATTCAGGAAAATCGAAACGTTCTTTAATACAATCTAATAAAACTAAATGCGCTTCATCACCGTTGTAGTGTTCTTCGCCTATTTTTCCTTCGGGATAGAACACACCCCACGTTGTTATCGCTGTAAAGTCGGCTCTTTCTGATTTTAAAAACGCTGTATCGTAACTTTGTATTAAATAATCACAAGCTGGCGGCTTATCTTGATCCCAAATCATAAACCAATCTTTCGGTATTATAGAAATACCCTCACCTGTTGGTCTTTGCATGTACTGCGACGCCCATTTCGACGGACTAACAGAGGCTTTTATTGTCTGTAATTCTTCTAACGACCAAAAGTTTTCCCATAATGATTTACCGCTAGGAAGTATTGCAGGAAACTCAATCAACTTCCATTGGTCTGCGCCCTCGTCTTGTGTCATTTTCTTAATTAAGCGCCCCGTTAGGTCTTTTTTCGACCAACGTGTCATTACAATTACTATCGCACCTCCAGGTTGTAACCTTTGTCGGGGTCCCGACATAAACCATTCGTACGCTTCTTCTAATGCTTTATCCGACATAGCATCTTGTTCGGAATGCGGATCGTCAATAATAAACAAATCAGCACCCCTACCTGCTAACGCACCTCCAATACCTGCCGCGTAATACTCTCCGCCTTGGCTTGTTAACCATTTACCCGCCGAACGGCTATCTGCTTTTAACTCTGTTTCAGGAAAAAGTTCTTTATATTCGTCACCATCGATTAAATCCCTAACTTTTCTACCGAAGTTAATCGCAAGATCCGCGGTGTGTGTTGCTTCTATAATTTTCAATTTAGGATTTTTACCTAAAAGATACGCAGGAAATAAATGAGACGCAAATTCTGATTTCGTATGTCTAGGCGGCATATTTATTATTAGCCTTTTTAGCTTGCCTGATGCTATTTCATCAAAAGCCGCCGCCATTTGTTTATGGTGATTTCCATCTATAAAATCTGTCCAAATCGCACGGACAAATTCCATAAAGGTACTTGTTGATTTTTCTTGGAAGTCGCGTTTTTCGAGTTCCTCTAATAAAACAGTAAACTCTTTAGCTTCTGCTTTATTAAGGTGGTCTAAGTTAATCCCCTTTAGGAGCTTTAACTTTTCTCTTTTGTTATCTGTCATTAATATTTTCCAGGATAATATTTTCCTGATTTTTCAAACAGTTCTATCATTTCCTCGTATGGAATTTCTCTTTGAATATTTAAATCTTTTAAAGAAATTACAGTATCTGATTCATCATAATTCCCTGTAGCTTTTCTGCTCATTCTATTTCTTGGTCCAAAATACAATGAATCGTAATTTTTTAAATTAGGACGAAACTCGCTAATCTCTCTAAATACGTCTGCAAAATCTTTTGCCATATATGTTGGATAACCCAATCCTCTTTTTGCTTTACTATTTATATCTAATAATTGTTCAATGCCGAATGCTGTTTGTCGATTCATATCGTCTGGGTTATAAGTTTTTCTTGTAACTTTACTTTCTAAATATTTTCTTATTTCGGGATCAACATTTTGTGCATCATATGTTCTTTCGAATTTAGGTTTTACGCCGTAAACTGATCCTGGAAGTTCTTGGTTACGTTTTTTAGCGTACAACATTAATCTAGGATCTAATAATCCTGTCGTAGTGTATATCCCCCCGCTTGAGCCTCTTGTTATATCCCCCGCTCTTTCGTCTACTTTAGCTTTTGGTATTTTAAGAGCTCCCATAATTCCTGTCGTAGGACTACCGTGATATAATTCACTTTTATTTAATTTTTTAGCTAATTGTTCTGCTTCATCTTTTTTGATTATAGCAGGAGCTTTTCTCTTTTTAAGTACTTTAGCCGCCGCAATAACTCCCGCTATTCGAGGATCTTTAGATGCGGCTGTTTGTATTTGATTTAAGGGGTCTCTCGGGTCTACCGCAGGAAATACAGTTTTAGCTATGTCCTGTATTTTTTGATAACTTGGGTCGTTAACTATTTCAGGATTTACTGTTTCTAATAATCCTTTTGCTTTAAAATCAAATAAAAACTGCTCCCATTTAGGAAGAGCAGGTTTTAATTCTTGTTGTCGTTGCTCCATCACACATTATTTTAGAAGATCTTCTAACTTCCTTAATTCTGCCATGTTTTTAAAATAATCGGGAGACGGTGCTTCGTTTGCTTTAATTAAAGATTGATCCTTCATTACGTTTTGTCGTAAAAAATTACGACGATTCGTTTGTTGTTCTAATATACGTTTTGCCGCTATTTCTTCCATAGGATTTTTAGTAGTTGTTCCTAACGGCGGTTCGTTTCTGATATTGTTTCTTATTTGTTTTTGTTGAAACATCATCCTTTGATCTGCAAGTTTTTGATCTTCTATATACTTTTTTAGTGTGGGAAGTAAAGGTTCTTTTTTAGGGGGTGCTGGCGGCTTCATCATGTTTTTATTAGCAGTACGGTACATTTTAGAAACTGCTCTAACAACATCGTCTCCGCGAGTTACAAAATTAGCTAACCACTTTGGTCCTGTATAGGGTAACGTAGCGGCTGTACCTAATCCTGTTAATAATGCTGCGTCGTTTTTAATTAAATCAGAAGTATCTACGTCTGCTCTACTTAGTTCACGCTCTTGTCGATTGCCTTGTGAAAATTCTTTTTCTAAGTCTGTAAGAAGTTCTGTTAATCGGTCCATTATTTGCCTACTTTTTTCATCGCAGTTTTATGTGCTGCCGAAAATGATTTTCCCGCTCGCATTAATTTACGCATTTCGGTCATATGTTTTTTCGTATGGTGTACCGAATGTTTTTTAAGAGTGGTTTGTTGTCTTTTCGTTAGCCCTTTAGATTTAACTGGGGCTTTTTTCTTGGCTTTTGTTTTTGGCATAAGTAAAGCAGTTTAATTTATGAATGGTTCTTTTAGCGCGTATCTTAATCTTAAAAACATGTTCTTGTAAACTTTAATCCAGTTCCTCAATTATTTTAACAATGCGATTTAAACCAGCTTTCGGGTTTTGTTTTTGTCTTGCCGCCGCTGCGCGGATCGCGGGCAGATTGGCTTTAAGTAATTCCAACGTGTATTCGCTTACTTCACTAAGGTCAGTGCCCCCTTTGCTTTGTGCGAAAAAATCACTAATTAATTCGTCTAAGTTTTGATTAACGCGGGACGTGCCTGCTCCTCTACGTTTACCGAACCGTTCAAAACCTTCCCCCGAACCGCGAGCCATGATTGACGGTAAACCTGCAAGGGCTTCCGTTACTTGTGACGGAACCATGGAAGCTAGTTTTGAAGCACCTGTATTTAATGCTTGGGATAGGATTCCTACAGGAGCCTTGGGTGCGAATAATGAAACTTCTTGTAATCCAGGATCTTGTTCTGCGAGTTTCAATACTCGATCGATTTCGTCTTGTTGTTCGCGCTCAATTTCTGTTAGACGGTTGATCTTCATAAGTAAAGTAGTTATGTGTATAACAAGTTGGTCATAATATAACTCGAAAAAATTTTTTCGCAAAATTTTTTTGCATAGGGACTTTTTCAAAAATACATGCAAAACTGAGGCTGAAACTAGGTGTGGGCGGGTGGGTACCGCGGTAGCGCGTAAAAGGGGGGTTACCCCTTTACTTATAGGCTTATATATTATCGTTTAGTAGAGATCGTTTATAGCGTTCTTAGGGTATGTTTAAGGGTAAGGGTTAGGTAGTTAAATAGCGCGCATAAAAAAGGGTAGCCGATAGACTACCCTTTAATAGAGAGGTTAAGTTACTTAACTATTTTAAGTTACCTCTAGCTTACCCAGCTTTTTATTCCACTCTTTATCACCAAATACTTTAGCTGAATAATGAGCGGTTATTTTACTAGGTGTCTGCTCATATGCCCTATCACCTCTGCCCCAGTACTGGCTATCGCTAGCAGTCTCGGCAAAGTTATTAATATCTGCCATGCTAGCAGTACCGCCTAGATCATATACATAGTTAAGGACTAACTGTATTTGCCTAGGTAAGTTATGAAACTCTGCTTGAGCATCTGCGCCTATAGTAACCTTCATACCGAGATTAACTCCGCCACCAGTTGACGTAGGGTTAAAGGGGTTAGCTGATTTAGTGTTTGCTTTCACTTCTTTATTTATAGTTTTCATAATTATTATTATTAGTTAATGTGGTCTTATGTCTGCGCCACATGACGTATTATATATTAATTAGTTATATATACAACTATACGTACTTAAATAATTAAATATTTATTATCCGTCCTTTCCGTCTATTTTCCGTGGTTCGTCGCTCGCGTCGCGTCGCGCTCGAATCGCGGATTCCTGGAATCTGGGAATGGGTAAGGGTGAGTGTAGAGTAGAGTCAGGGATAGAGTAGATTTGATAGAGTATGTAGAGTAGAGTAGAGCGATTCTGGGATTCTAGGATTGAGTAAACTCTCCCTCGATTACGTTTGACTCGGATGCTCGTTTCTTGATTAGTTCTTCAAGGCGAGTGAGTATATCGTCCTTGGACATCATATCGATCTTCGCGGTCAACACTTCGCGTCTATCGATGTAGAGTCCGCCCGCCTTGCCTCGATGAACCTCGGCGGTGATTGCCGCGGATATCTGACCTTGGTCCTTTGCCTCTTCCCGTAAATCGTGGAGCGTGGACAGGTGGCTCTCCAAAGAAACTGCATCTCGCTCCGCGAGTGACATTTCTAACTCAATGAGGTAGTTTCGAACGACTGGGTTATGATTGAGTAGAACACTGCCTTGAGTCTTAGCCCCCTTGCGATCCTTCGTATAGCCTGCTTTCATCGCAGCATCAGTGGCTGTCATGCCTTTAACGTACTCTCGACAGAACTTCTTTTGCTTGGCGTTAATGGGTTGCCATTTCTTACCGCTTTCGTCGATGAGTGAGTTGCCGTCCTCGGATGGAACGAGTGGAGTATAGGTCAGTTGTTTCATTCTATTTACCAACATTTCTAATAGAGTTATTACAATAATAATAGAAAATTAATAAATAAAATAGTTTTCTCGTGCCCTCTCTCCTTCTTACCTGTTCATTTCTAATAGTTTAATAGAATTCTATTACTTTTGCTTTTTCACACAATCCACTGTCCACGAGCCTCTCAGCTCGATTCTATTAGTTTATTACTTCTATTAGTAGTTCTCGTAAACTTTTTTCAAAAACTTTTTTATTTTCTAAAACTACTAATAGGACTTTTCTAATAGTTCTATCCACAAGTGTAACTATTTTCCCATTGTTCACGGGTCACTATTTGTTTTCTATGCCTGAATAAAAAACATTGGTGCTCGACCTCATTGATGTAGTGAGCTACGTATACCCAATCGTCATCTTCCATCGTATAAATATATAATCCGACTGGTCCTTGAGCTCCGTGAACATCACCTGCATGTTGTTGTTTCGAAAATTCTATTGTTTCCCCCACAACTATCGCTATATCGCTCGAGTCGTCCATTGCTTCTTGTATCCACTCGTCGTGGGTAGATTCCCATGTGAATACATCCGCTTTATCAAATCTAACTGTTTCCATCTACAGCTCCTCCGTCTTTGATACTTCCATCCAATCGAAACCGTCACGCGGGTCGAAGTATCTTTTTCCGTCGGCACGACTCTCCGCTACAATCTCTCCGCCAGCAAACTTATCATCTCTGGCTCTATATAAAGCTACTCGCCAATCGGTCGCTAACTCAGTAGCTCGTTCAATGGTAATATTTTCGGCTAATGTAGTAGATTTTCCCTCGAAGTCATACGCATCGGCACCGTTCACATACATTTTTAAGTTAAATAATTCGTTCATTTCTTTCTCCTTTCTTAGTTATCGCGTAAAACTCTTTTACGCGTATATATATTATATAAGGGGAGCAAAGTAGAATAAAGCAGCGTACGAAAGCGCAAGCGACTATCGCTTATACTTTC